AATACCATATTGTGATACTGAACTTAATTCAGAACCCCCTGAAAATAATTTAATAGAACCACCGGTAATTCTTACAGATGTAGGTAAGTTGAAGGTATCACGTTGTGGTACAACGACTTCAATACCAGTTACCGCAGTAAAAGATGCTTCGGGTAATAATACACTATAATCATATGTAAGTGCAGTTAAATCTAAATTAGCACCAACTGTCATACTAGTAACCACTATACTACTAACACCTGACGAATCTATTGTGACAGTAACTGTTAATACTGCAGGGGTTGCACCAGATGAAGTCACCGATATAGTTCCACCAGTGACTGCTTTTAAACCAAATGATGGACCAAATACGATAGTAGTAAGATCAGTAGGCACATCTAAAATACCAGATACAGTAGCAACCCACGTACTAGTTACATCACCAACTGGATTTTTTCTAAGATCTGGAAAATCTGCAAAACTAAGTCTTGCATCATCATTTAATATATCAATACTCCAAGGGTTAAAAGTATCACCAGATAATGGAGACACCCCTGTGGCATAATTATATGCCGTTAAAAGTTTTACCGTTATTGAATCATTAAGAGTTTCAAATACTGATGGTTGTCCTAATACATGAGTATAATTTCCTGTCCAATCAATAGGTACTCCAACTAATACATTATTTTCAGATAATGTAGTACCATTTGATGCTAAAGCCGCACCGGATCCATCATACTCTACACCAATTGCATGAGTACTACCAACATAAAACGATCCCATACTATATGGAGAACTTGTAAACTCCGAACCAAAAGTACCAGACCAACTAGAAGGTAAAAGTGACACACCATCATTCACATAATTATTGTTTGATTGTATTACACCGTTGGAATCGGTATTGGAAAAACTTATAAATTTATGAATAGTTTCAGCAGTTGGAGATGGTACAGAATCTACTGCATTTGTTGTTGAATCTTCATTATATAAACGTGATATTTTTAAATCACGTGAGTAACTTAGGTAATTTTTAGCAGTAAAAAACGACATAAAACTGTCATTTGTTGGTTTACCAAAAGTATCTTTTAATTCTGTAACTGTTGATACTGTAGTTACACTGTCAGATAACCCCAACGGTCCCCATGAAAATATACCAACTAAACCACCAGATGTTGTTGCGGTTTGTGGTACTGAGTCTGTTAAATCGATTTCCGATACATTTACTCCTGGACTAATTTGAAAAGCCATTTCGATCTCCTTATATGTTAATGGAATATTGTTTTATTTTATATACGATAATAATATTTATAATATTCCACATTCAGTCACCCTATATGGATTCCCAAACATCCCCAATTGAATCAACTGTTATTTCTTTTTCTTCCTTATTATTTATAAACCCAAATGGAAGTATTTGTTCTTCCATATATCGTACTCTTTCTTTATATAATTCTTCTCTAATGTTAATATCAGATAAATCCTTAAAATAATTATCAGTAGTTGCCCATGCAAACATCACCAAAGTATCTACCAAATCATCATTTCTACCACTATCTGCTTCAAATTTTAATCCTTTAGATATAAATGATGATAATTCATCAATAGTGTTAAAATCATTTACTATTAATTTATCTTCTTCTATTAATGATTTTAAGTTAAAACAACCAGTTTTTTTTGTAGCTTTTGTTGTTCTAACTCCTATATTGATATTCTTTCCTGTTTCATTTGATATAAATTGTCCTTTTCGTGGATCAGTTTTAGTGTATATCATATTAGGATACTCCAATTCTGAATGTAATATATCAGAAACTTGTGCCCCTATATCGTTTATTTCAACCAATATATAAGATTCATTATATAAATCTGCAACTAATTTAATAATATTTGGATATACTAATGGTGGAATTTCATTAGACCTATATGTTGCAACTTGAACATATGGTAATTCCGTAACGTCCAACACAGAAAATGCAGAATAATCACTCCCTCTTGCACGTGACACATCAACAGTTAACCAGTATATATGATTAATTATAGGATCATGATAAATAAATAATGTTCCATCATATTTTACTTTTATCGGGTTCATATATGATAATGACTTTAACTTACTACCCGTAATTAAAGTATTAGAACTACCTAAAAAATCACACTCAAACTCTTGTTGAAATTGTAATTCTGAAGTATTATTTATAGTTGTCTGTTTCCATTCCGCATCTCTGCCTGGAAGTTCAGACCAATGAACTTCTATATTTTCATAAGAATTTCTTTTATGTATTGAATCATTCCATAATTTATAAAAATGATTCATACCATATGGTGTAGATACTATGATTACTTTAGTGGATTTACCTGATGATATAGTAGGATATACTGAACGAAAAAAATCTTCCGCCATTTCATTAGGAACAAATGCAAACTCATCTAAAAAAAGTATATTAAAGGAACTACCACGTACAGCACTAGAAGATGTTGCAGAGGCTAGAATTTTACACCCATTTTCTAATTCTATATTAGTTCTATTCCAAACAACAACACCTTGTTGTAACCAAAATGGCAAATTCTCATAACTTCTTTGTAATCTTCCTAATAATTCTCTTGCGGTGGATAATTTATTTGCCAAAATAGCAATAGATATATCGTTATTGAATAATACCTGATGTAAAAAGAAACTAATACATGTAATAGATTTACCAGATTGTCTTGCCATTTTACATATAGTGAATCTAGATTCACTAAAAGTATGAATCATTTGTTCTTGAAAATCATATAACTCAAATGGTATTAATCCTTCATCTAAGTTAATTATTTGAACATAAGTTTTTATAAAATAGATAGGGTCGTCCATACATAATTTGTATTCTCTTACCGTTTCTTCAGTCCATTGTATCTCAACTTCTGGTGATTTTAATCTCGGATTTTTATTATATATCTCTGTCATTGTCTTTCATCATCTTCAAAAAATCCTTTGTATTACCAACAAAAACATTATTATTAACAACATTTTTTCTAGTAGAATCTTTAATATCAAGTTTGTCCATATTTTTTTGTAATATCACAAGTTCTTTTGTCAACTCACCTGTAGTTTTCAACAATTGTGATACTACCTCAAATGCACGTGGATGTTCACTTTCTTTAGCTAAAGAAAGTATTGATGAAATTGAATCTTCACCATTTCGTATAAGATTATGTAATGTATTTCTAGCATGATTATAATCATTCTTTATCTGTATGTCTCTACCTTCATCTATATCTGGCAAAGTTTCTATTATACTAATTTCATTATTATCAGATTGTGGTAATATTTCAATATCAAGAACTTTATTTAATTTCTCATCTATATTATTCATAATCAAGTATTAGTAATATCAGTTGAAAACCCATAATCATCAACGGGGGTAGCTGTTATAGGATCAGGTGTGGTAGTAGAAATTGATGCCGCACTATTATCAGAACCGGATACAGTTGAAGTGATTTCTCGTACAATTGGAATTTCTTTATCATTACCATATAAAAAACCTTTCATCGTAAAAGATATAGTCCAAGTAATTGACCTTTTCGTAAAGAAATCACCATCATAATCATCTTCTAATGATACCATATTTAATACCAATGGAGTATTTCTAAGTAAAGAATTACTAGATAATTCCTTTATAGGTATAGAAAATGATGGAGTGAAATATGGTAATATTTGTTCTAATATTTGTGTACCGTCATCTGCATTCTTTACCATTATAAATAAATCAAATTCAATATCATATGGAACTGGATTATATACAAATTTCTTTGATGTAGATGTTATACTATGGTTATGTCCACCGAGTTTAGATAATTTACGTTCTGAATCATATTGTAACGTAGTTATTTCAAATGCAATTCTAGGTAATTCTATAGTTTTATCATTACCATGAATTAATGCCAAAAATTTCTCACTAGGACCATATGCCAACGGCACTTTAATACTTTTTTGTATAGTATTATCAGAATTACGTCTTACTATTATTATATCATTAAAAATAGAACCAAATGAAATTACATAATTT